ACGCATTGAACCGATATTAAGAAAACATACGTCGACATCGCATCCTAATGATTTTCAGATGTTTTTAGAACTAAGAGAACAAAATGAATTATTAATAACTTCGATACCTGGTTATTCAACCCACGGAGAAACTGCATGGCTATCTCCGTTAACAAATTGGCAAACCGTATGATATCAGTAATTATTCCAACATATAAAAGTCCTGCTACATTAGATTTATGTTTACGGTCTGCAATAACCGGGCAACAAAATAAAAATCAAATAATAGTAATTGTTGATGGGTTCTATGACTTGAATAAAGATGTCTTAGACCGGTGGAAAGATTCAATTGACATCTTGAACTTAGAATCTAATTTAGGGCTTTCCCGCGCCACAAATTTAGGAGTATACAATGCTAAACATGATAAGATACTAATAGTCAATGATGATAATGTATTTCCTAGATTCTGGGATACAACATTACTTGATGATTGGGAAGATGGAGCTGTTATTACTCCTAACCAAATTGAACCATATCCTTCAATGTTTAAACAATTCTATATTGAAGATTTAGGAACTTCTGCAGATTCATTTGATTTAGAAAAATTTTGGTTGTTTGATTATCATTACGCATCGGGCGATAAAAAAGAAGAATGCGGATCGACATTGCCTATATTCATGAACAAGCTTGATTTTATACGCCTAGGGGGTTGGGATGAAAATTATGAATTAGGAATGGTAGCAGATTGGGATTTCTTTTTAAAATGTCAGTTAAGTGGATTACGAATGATTCGAACATGGAATTGTCATTTTTATCACTTTGCATCTGTTTCTACTAATGGTGAAAAACGACAACAAGCAGAACTAAACGGTCATGAATATGCATTGTATAAATGGGGAGCATATATAAAACATGATGTTATGACAAATTTAAAACATTTATAACATTAAACTAAACTAACAACATATTTATACTAAAATTAAATAGTTATCAATTTCAACTAGTTATGTCATTTATAAGGAGAAAAAATGACAAACAACAAGAACTTTATTAAAAGTATGTTATCCGATGAATCTGGAAATGTTTCATCAAAACGATTCGTAGGAATTGTTGCCGGCTTATCTTTATGTATAACAATGTATGTTAATAGTTATTCACATGGTGATATTAAACCATCTGATTCGTTAGTTAATGCAGTTTCGATGTTATCATTTGGATGTTTAGGATTAGCTTCCGTTGACAAAATTTTTGGTAAAAAATCAAATAACGATAAAACGGAAAACTTATAAAATGAGTTTAAAGAGTTTACAAGAAAAGATCGGAGTAACTGCAGATGGTGCTTTTGGTCCAGGAACGATGAAAGCAGCCATGGCTTTCTATAAACTAACTCCAGTTCGTGCTACACATTTCTTTGCACAAACAGCTCATGAAACGGGAGAATACAAATTATTTAGTGAGAATCTAAATTACTCTGCAAAAGGTTTGCAAGGTACATTTGGTAAGTACTTTCCAGGTACGTTAGAAGAATCATATGCTCGTAATCCAGAAAAGATTGCTAACCGAGTATATGCCGATCGAATGGGTAATGGTAATGAAGCATCAGGAGATGGATGGAAGTATCGCGGAAGAGGCGCTCTTCAGTTGACTGGTAAAGCTAACTACGAAGCATTTACTAAATACTTAGGTAAACCAGAAGTAATGACTAATCCGGATTTGGTTGCAACTACTTACGCATTTGAATCTGCAATGTACTTCTTTGAAAAGAATAAGCTTTGGGCTATTTGTGATAAAGGAGTCGATGCAGCAACAATTACAACGTTGACTAAAAGAATCAACGGCGGGACAAATGGATTGGATCACAGAATAGCATTAACATCTAAATACTATAATTACGTAAAATAACAGATTACATGGATTATTAATTACTATGAAAAATCTATCAAAAGAAGAGTTGTTAAGTAGATTAGAAGCAATTAATAGAAGTAATGCTATTATCTATTTTGACTTAGGCGGTATTATACTAGGCGTCAATGACATTTTTTTAGAGGCAATGGGTTATGGTAAAGGTAACCATGATGATATCATTGGTAAGCACCATAGCACTTTTGTATGTGATGATTATGCAAGATCACTTGAATACGAAAAGTTTTGGGATATCTTAAGAAGTGGGAAGTATTATCAAGGTGAGTTTGAGCGAAGAAGAAAAGATGGAAGTCTTATCAATCTCCAAGCTACATATAATCCTATTTTCAATGAAGATGGTAAGATTACCAAGATAATGAAGATTGCTACCGACGTTAGTGCAATTGTTAATAGTAAGAAACAAATAGATGCAATTAATAGAAGCACTGCTCTTATCAATTTTAACATAGATGGTTTTATAACAGATGTGAATTCTATATTCTTAGAAACCATGGGTTATAAATTCAATGAAAAAGACAAAGTCGTTGGTAAACATCATAGTGTTTTTGTTAGCTATGAGTATTCAAAGTCTGATGAGTATGCTAAGTTTTGGGAAAGCTTAAGAAAAGGTAAGTACTTCGAAGGGATCTTTGAAAGAAGAAAAGTAGACGGGTCTATTGTTCACTTACAAGCATCTTATAATCCTGTATTTGACAGCAAAGGAAATATTACAGATGTAGTTAAAATTGCAACTGATGTTACTGAAGCCGTAACTAACAAAGCAAAAATAGATGACCTTACAAATAATTTACAAATTGAACTTGCTAATTCTCAAAAACTTAAAAATGCAATAGAGATAGAAAAGGATGCAGCTCTGAATGATTTAGATGTCTTGATGAAAAAAAGCCAAAGTGAGCTGATTAAAATCATTGTTAAAGTTGCTTTAGCTGTCATAGTTGGAGTTGGAGTTGTAACAACAGTATTATACTGGATGGCTATTGTTACAAATCAAGACACACAGATTATTGGTTCAACATGGAGTAATATGTTTAGTGTACTATTAACAAATGCGTTCTCGATAGTTGGTACAATCATGGGTATCAAGTATGCTACTCAAGAAGGCAGTAAAGAAAAAAAATAAAATAACCATATTTAATAATAAAGAATCATTTATGCAACTAAGTAAAAATCTAGTATTAGCAGAAGTAACAAGAAGTGAAACTGCAAAAAGAAAAGGAATCAGCAATATGCCTACCCCAGAGCATATAGAAAATTTTAAAAAACTAGCTGAAAACATATTCCAACCTATCAGAGACCACTTTGGTAAACCAATCCGCATTTCATCAGGATACCGTAGTAAAGAATTAAACACAGCTATCGGGGGTGCTTTGAGCTCTCAACATTGCCAAGGTGAAGCAATTGATATTGATATGGATGGAACAGATATTACCAATGCTCAAATATTTAACTTTATCAAAGACAACTTAAACTTTGATCAATTGATTTGGGAATTTGGTACAGACAACAATCCTGATTGGGTTCACGTTTCATATGAATCAACAGGCAAACAACGCAAACAAATTTTAAAGGCAGTTAAAACGGCCAGGGGAACATCTTACGTAGCTTATAAATAAATTTAAAATTACGACAATCATGAAAACATTTCTATTAGTAAGTAGTACAGCAACATTATCATTTATTTGTACGTATTTTTTAAATTTAACAATGCACAATGCAGATCAATATTTTGCTCTAGTTGCAGTAGTAATGTTAGATGGATTTTTTGGAGTAATTGCCGGAATAAAACGAGAAGGATTCCAAACGCGTAAAGCTCTAAAAGTTTTACAAACATTAGTAGTGTGGATTATTTTCTTATCAACGTTGCTAATAGTAGAACAAGGATATCCAGGAACAACGTGGTTAAGTGAAACAATTTTATTTCCATTCTTATTCTTTCAAATCATTAGTGCATTAAAAAATGCGTCGATGGCAGGATTTATTGAAGCAAAGTTATTAACAAGCATATTAGATAAAATAGATCTTCATAAAGGAGATCGTAAAAAGGATTAACAATGAGTTTAGATGTTACAAAAATCAAACAAGTTCCATTGCGAGAGTCGCAATACTTCAAAGAAGAAATCAAAAAAACACAAATCGTATTGCATCATACAGCAGGTAACAGTTCCGGAGTAGGCACAATTAAAATGTGGGACGCTGATGATAGAGGACGTATTGCAACTTGCGTAACTATATCAGGTAACGGTGCATCAAAAGATACATATGATGGAGAAATTTGCCAAGCATTTTCATCAAAATTTTGGGCTTATCACCTAGGCATTAAAGGAGATGTATTTCGTGCAAACGGCCTTCCTGTTAAAAGCTTAGATAAATTATCAATTGGCATTGAAATTTGCAGTTGGGGGCCATTAGAAAAAAAGGGCGATAAGTTTTATAACTACGTTGATAGAGAAGTTCCTGCAGATCAAGTTACTGAATTAGAAACTCCATATAAAGGATATAAGTATTATCATCGCTATACTGATGCGCAAATTGAATCAACTAAGAATCTTTTATTGTATTGGCGTGATACATACGGAATTGATTTAACATATCAAGAAGCAGATATGTGGGGAGTTTCTAAACGTGCATTACGTGGAGAGAATGGTGTATATACTCACAATTCATATCGTAAAGACAAAACAGATATTCACCCATGCCCTAGAATGATTGCAATGTTAAAATCTTTGTAATTATGTCAAGTATCTATATTTATATAAGATGCTAAACGAATACGAAACACAGAAGACTCTTAATCCAAAACTTTGGGATGGCGATCGTCTTAAGCCTGGTCTGCGTAAAAAGTTTCTTA